GAACCGGTAATTACAGAGGATATTTAAATGCAAATTTTCTTTACTATTTTTGGTGGACCGCATGATGGGTATAAGTTTTCCTTAGGTATACCAATGGATTGTATTCATCTAATTGAACGTTCGCCTGAAGCTGCTGTAAGGCGCTCTGGAAATCCAGTTTATAAGGAACAAGTAAAAACTGTTCAGTATGCGAAACGAAGAGTGTTTGTTAAAAAATATGGAAAGGTATTTTTTAAAGATGTTTATGCATTTGATGAATATGATTTCCGGGAAGCATTAGAAGAGTTTAGGCAATACTTCAATCCCGTTTACAAAAAACAAGACCACCTTCGGGTGGTTTTTTAATGCCGAGAAAAAACTATGAACATTCAAGACATTCGACTAGAGCTGGTTAAACAAGCAATGGATATAGGTATTCCTCCTGGAGCAATTCCAGGATTAGTAGATCCATTGGCTGAGTTTGTGGCAAGTGGCTTGAAAAGCCAGAAAACGTCTGATTTTAAAGGTTTTGAGAAAAAATATACCAATGAATTGCTAAATAAACTTCAGCAAGTGTTCGGAGAGAAAAAGATAAGTGCAGTAGAAATTGGGCGGGATGAAGCTTTAAGGATTTGGGTCTCATGCCAACAAGTCACTATTGGCATTAAAGAGTTTTTTGCAGACTCAAAAAATTACCCAGATTTCTTTCGAGGGCGTGAGTTAGTTTTCTTTCATGTTCCACCAGAAAATCCATAGGTGAGCCATGTTTAAAAACAAAAAGGCTAAGGGCAAAAAAACAGTAGATCGGTCCAATATTTACACATCTGGGCAAATTGGTCGTACACGTGAAATTACACCTGAAGGTTATTTACTTTGCCGCGATGTTCGATTGGCCAGAACTGGAATTTTAATCTATGGACATGGTGAGGTACCCATTGAACCGGATAACACCGGATTGATTCAGGTCTACCGTGGAGAAGATGTTTTATTTTCTCCTACAACAATTGCCAGTACAGAAGGTAAGCCAGTAGTTGATGATCATCCAGAGGACTGGGTAACCCCTAAAAATTGGCAGAAGCTATCAAAAGGGGCTAGTCACAACGTTCACCAAGGTGAAGGTGAAGATGCTGAATATTTAATGGCCGACTTATTAATTATGGATGAGTCGACTATTGAGGCTGTTCAGAAAGGAAAGGTAGAAATCTCCCTAGGTTACGATGCTGAATATACACAAGTCAGCCCGGGCAAAGGGGTTCAGAGCAATATTGTTGTTAACCATATTGCATTAGTTGATAAAGGGCGATGCGGTTCTCGCTGCTCGATTGGAGATAGTTTTATGACGACCAAGGTCAAAAAGAAAAAAATCAGTTTTGCTGACCGTATTCGTAACTTGGTGAAAACTGGTGATGCGGAAGAGGCTGAAAAAATAGCACAAGCTGTAGAGGATGAAGACCTAGATCTCCCTACAGAAGATGAAGAGCCAGAAGATGACGATAAAGGCAAAACTAACGATGCCGCTATTAATCGTGAAATTCTCAAAATGCTCAAAACTATGGATTCTCGTTTGGTTAAATTAGAGAAGAAAACCAAAGACACTGATGATCCGGAAAAGAAAACCGAAGATGATGACGACGATCCGGAAAATAAGACAAAGGATGACGGTGATTTAACTGAGCCAGAAAAAGCTGAAAAACTAGATGAATCTGGTACACAAACTTATACCGGTGACTCATTAAAAGAAGTCATTTCACGTGCGGAAATTCTTTCACCGGGTTATCGCATGCCGACCTTCGATAGTGTGAACAATGGCAAAGCTGTTTTAAACACTAAACGATCAGTTCTCAAAGCAGCATATGCAACTGAAGACGGTCAAAAGGCTATTGCCCCATTTGTGGGTCCAAATCCTGACTTTGATAAATTGCCTACATTTACGATCGATGCGGCATTTGTCGGAGCATCTGAGCTCATCAAACAACAGAACAATGCCAAAGGTGTGCGTTCTGGTATTTCCACTCGAGATTTCGGCCGCGCTGCACCGACACCGGCTGAAATCAATCAACGTAACCGTGAATTCTGGAACAAACAAGGATAAGAAATATGTCTAATGCATTTTTATATCGCATGCCAAGCGGCATCCCTGGTGATGTCTCTCGTAAAAGCCAATCAACTATTGAATCACATCCAGTAGGCGCTCAATTCCCTGCATTTGGTTTGTTCGGAAAGATTGATACTGCTACAGGTAAATTTGTTCTATTAGCTGGAGCAGATACAGCAGCAAGTATTTATGGCTTGTTAGTTCGTGCATATCCAACTCAATCTGCACAAAACGAGCTTGGTAAAGCAACGCCTCAACCTAATGGCATTCAAGATGTTTTACGCCGTGGATATATGACTGTGAAATGTAATGCTGGTACAGCTAAGAAAGCGGGTACTGTTTATGTGCGTATTGCCGCTGGTACTGAAGCTAAACCAGTTGGGGGTATTGAAGCCGCTGCAGATGGCGCTAACAGCATTATCTTGCCGAATGCATTCTTTATGCATGATGCCGATGCACAAGGCAACGTAGAAATTTCTTTCAACATCTAAAATATTTATTGCATAGCACAGCCACCGACTAGGTGGTTTTTTTGTGCTTGGAGAAAAGACAATATGAGCAAGCTAATAGTTGCAACTACAATTGCGCAAGCGGTGGCGATGGGGACAGCTAAACCTGTACGAGCTCGTACACGAGATCAAATGATGACATTTGATGCACAGACTGTAGATAGTACGGGCGCTTTCTTGGTCGGTGAATTAGAACGCTTAGACCAGACAATGCATGAGCCATTAGCTGATGTAACCTGGTCGCGTGACATTGATCTACGTTCAGACGTATCAATTGCAGATGAAATTTCAAGTTTCTCAAATGCTACATTTACGGCGGCTGGTGGTGCATCCCCTAAAGGTAAGTCTTGGGTAGGTAAAAACGCAGATGCTATTCAAGGTATCGCGTTAGATATCGGCAAAACAGCACAGCCATTAACACTATGGGCTAACCAGATTGGCTGGACCATTCCTGAATTAGAATCGGCTCGCCAAGTTGGGCGTCCAGTTGATGCATTGAAACACAGCGGCTTAATTCTTAAGCACAATATGGATACCGATGAGCAAGTTTATATCGGTGATGATGTAATTGGTGTTCAAGGCTTGCTGAACTCTGACAAGGTTGGGGCAACAAACGTTAATAAGAGCTGGAAGTTGGCAACTGCTGACGAAATGCTAGCCGATGTAAATATGATTCTTTATAACGCTTGGATTGCTTCAGGTTTTGCAGTTTGTCCATCTAAGTTGTTGTTACCACCTGAACAGTTTGGTTTAGCAGTAACGAGAAAAGTATCTGAAGCTGGCAATATCTCAGTTCTGGAGTACATCAAAGTTAACTGTATTTCGATGGCTAAGAACGGAAAGCCATTAGATATTCAACCGTCAAAATGGTGTATGGGGCGTGGTACCGCAGGCACTGACCGCATGATGTGTTATACGCAAAATGAAAACCGTGTCCGCTTCCCAATGGTTCCTTTACAACGTACACCAGTGGAATATCGTGATTTACGTCAATTGACTACCTATTACGGCCGTTTGGGTGCAGTTGAATGGGTGTACCCAGAAACAGCGTTCTATGCCGATGGTCTATAAGGAGGTCAAGCACATGAGCAAACAAGTACAAATTCTTCTTTCTCGACCATTATCGGTAAACCTTGGAACTGATGAGCACGGGTTACCAAGATCCCACAAGTTGAATGCAGGATTGCAAACAGTTGATGAAGAGATTGCTGATAACTGGTTCGTAAAGGCACACTGCCAAGAAATTTCATCTAATGATATCCAAACAGGTGAGCTTCAAAAGCAATTGGAAAAAGCGAATGAAGACCTAAGCATTCTTCAAGCTCAATCAGATGAAGCCACCAAGAAAATTGAACAACTTGAAGGGATCGTTAAAGAGCGTGATACCGAAATTGCTAATTTAAAAATCCAGTTGGATAAGGCCCTTCAAGCTCAGGCTTCGGAAGTAAAAACTAAAGAACCTGCAAAAGCTAAAGAGCCACCGAAGGAAACCTAACCCATGATCAGTGAATCCTCTTTTCGTGAAGAAATGCCGGCATTTGCTGATACAACGCAATATCCGTCATTTCAGTTTAATTTCTATTTAAACCTTGGGAAAAAGTTACTTCGCGAGGAACGTTGGGAGGATATGCTTGATTACGGTTTAACGCTGTTCATAGCTCATTATCTTACGCTTTATCGGCGTACGATGACTGCAGCAAGTATTGGTGCGGATGCCGGCAAAATCGTAGGTAATGAGACCTCTAAATCAGTTGATGGCGTTTCAAAATCTATGGATGTTTCCGGCGTTCTTATTACTGATGCTGGCCATTGGAACCAAACTACCTGGGGTGTCCAGTTTTATCAGTTGTTGCGAATGGCTGGCACTGGAGGCATCCAATTATGAGCAGTGGGGTTAAATCTTTTGGTAATGGTTTAGCTGACATTTTCCAAGCTGTAGCTGAACTCTCTCAAATGGATGTTTTGGTAGGTATTCCGCATGGGGAGGCTCGAACCGATGGTGACAGCCTTACCAATGCACAAATTGGTTACCTTCAGGAAACCGGCTCACCTTCTCAAAACATTCCTGAGCGACCTTTCCTTGTGCCAGGTGTTGAGCAAGTTCAGGATGAGGTGGGTGATAAGCTCGTTAAAGCGGTTTATGCTGCTTTAGATGGTAATAGCCAAAGAATGATGAAATTGCTTGAGTCCGCTGGAATGAGTGCAATGAATTCAGTTCGTGCTTATTTTGTGAATGGTGAATTTGCCCCCTTATCTTTGGCCACAATCCGTGCTCGTGCACGGCGTGGCCGTAAAGGTGCCAAACAGTATCTTAAGCAGCTTGAAACTGGTCCAGCTGAAGCAGGCCTGGTTCGGCCGTTGATTGATACTGGAGAGCTTAGAAAGTCGGTTACTTACGTGATCATGAAAAAGGAAAAGGAGGTAAAGCGTGGCTCAACTTGATATTTCAGACGTTTTGCTAGATCCAGACTTCATGGACACAGGTATTATCTGTAAGCGTACAGAGGTTATCGTAGGAAACAATGGACGATCTCAAGAAACGACTACATCAACACCCTTTGATGGCGTAGTTACTACAAACAATGGCCTTAACATGGACCGACGAGCAGATGGCACATTGATTAAAGGCGCAATCAACATTCACACACAGTTTGCTTTAACTTCAGGCGATAAAAATACCAAAGCAGATGAGATTACGTGGAAGGGTAAAACCTACATTGTGGCTCAAGTGCTGGACAATCTACATTATGGCCAAGGTTTCATAAAAGCAATTTGTGAGCTTAAACCACTGGGGTAATCATGGGTGATTCTGCTTCAGGGGGATATATCCCCCCTAGTGGCGGATCTGCATATGACCAAGACCTAGAGGACATCTTTCAAGCTTTCATTGTCGGTATTACTTCTTTGCCAGATGCAATGGTACGGCCACGTTTTCAAAGAGATCCACCGCCTTTTCCTGAAATTGGTGAGGATTGGTGCGCCTTCGCCGTAAAGTCAATAATTCCTGATGATGGGCCTTACTTCGACCAGAAAGACGAAACAATGGATTCAATTCGACATGAAGAGTTGACGCTGTTTTTATCGTTCTACGGCGACCACGGCCAATCAATTGCAAACGTCCTTAAGGATGGTCTAAGCATTCCGCAAAACATCGCGCAACTCAAAGCGCAAAAAATCAAATTTATCAAGGTGGGTGAGATCATCACCGCACCTGACTTTCTCAATAATCAGTATGTACATCGATATGACCTAACCGCTGTCTTTAAGCGGCAAACATTACGCACGTTTGCTGTTAAGTCATTTGTAGATGTTGGGCCGATAGAATTTCCTAGGAGTTAATCCATGACATTGCCTGTTTCAGACGTTGTTAATGTCTCCATTAGTTTGGCGGCATTAGCATCAGGGCCACGTAGTTTCGGCTCTTTGCTTGTTCTGGGGGCTACTGATGGCGTAGTAGATCCAGTTGAACGTTTACGCGAATACTCTGGTCTTACACCTGTAGCATTAGATTATGGTACCGATGCGCCAGAATATAAAGCTGCTGAATTGTACTTTAGCCAATCCCCAAAACCTAGAACTTTATATATTGGCCGTTGGGTTAAATCTGCAAGTTCAGCAGTTTTAAAAGGTGCAGTTTTATCTGCAGATCAACGTGATATTTCAAACTTCACAGCTATTTCAGATGGTTCGATGAAAATCACCATTGATGGTTCAGAAAAGGTTGTAACTGCCCTGAACTTATCAGCTGTCACTAATTTAAATGGCGTAGCTTCTGCTTTAACTGCCAAGCTGGGTACTGCTTCAGTAACTTGGAATGATGTATATAACCGTTTTGAAATTACATCATTAACCACAGGTACTGCATCCACGATTTCCTATGCTATTGCAAATGCAACCGGTACAGACGTTTCTTCATTGATGGGGTTAACCGTTGGTCATGCTTCGGTACCAGTCAATGGTTATGCAGCCGAGCCTTTAATGGATGCAATTACACATTTAGCGGACAAGTCACTTAAGTGGTATGGGTTAGATATTGCTGAGCCAATTTCTGATGCAGATGTGTTAGAAGTGGCAGCATTCATTAATGCGACTTCACCATCTCGCATTTATGGCCAAACAATTACAAACTCATTGGCTTTAGATGGTACCAGTACAGCCGATCTAGCCTACAAGCTCAGTAAATTAAATAACGGTCGCGTATTTTCGATTTTTTCCGGTGATACCCCACATGCAGCAGCTTCAGTATTTGGGCGAGCATTTAGCGTTAATTTCAATGGTACCAACACGACCATTACATTGAAGTTTAAACAGCTTCCGGGTGTAGCCGCTGAAGATCTACAGGTTTCCCAAGCAAAAGCCCTAAAGGATAAAAACTGTAATGTTTTTGCCGGGTACAACAATGACACCGCAATTCTTCAAGAAGGTGTGATGTGTGATGGTTCATTCATTGATGAGCGTCATGGTCTCGACTGGTTGCAAAACCATTTAGAGACGGCACTGTGGAATCTTTTCTATACCACGCCAACTAAGGTCCCGCAAACGGAAGGCGGCGTAAATCGCCAAAGTACTATGCTTGAACGGGCATTGGAGCAGGCAGTAACAAATGGCCTTATTGGTCCTGGTCAGTGGAATGGTGATTCTTTTGGAGCAGTAGAAACAGGTGATTACCTTTCTAAAGGTTTTTACGTTTTTGCGAACAGTCTAGATGATCAAGCTCAATCAGAACGTGAAGCGCGTAAATCTCCGGTTTTCCAAATTGCTATCAAGATGGCAGGTGCAACACATTTCTCCGATGTGCTTGTGTCTGTTAACCGCTAATAAGGACAAGAAAATATGTCTACATATTCTTTTATGGATACTCAATGTACCCTCGCCAGTGATGACGGGGTAATTGACTTAGGTTACGGTGCGGGCGTTGCAGATGAAGGCATTACCATTGCAATGGCTGGTGATGCGAACACTATGACAATTGGGGCAGATGGTGAGGGCATGCACTCTCTAAGCGCTAATAAGTCAGGTACGGTGACAGTTCGCCTATTAAAAACATCACCAATTAATGCCAAGCTTTCCAATCTTTATCACATTCAGCGCTCAAGTACTAAGAAGTGGGGAAAGAACACTATCACACTAAATCACGTTGGATCTGGTGATAACGCTACGGCATCAAAATGCGCATTTAAGAAGCATACGGACTTGGCTTACAAGTCAGTTGGTGACTTCAACGAATGGGTATTCGATGCAATCAAAATTGATCAAAAACTAGGAGCGTATGAGTAATGCAGATTGGTAATTATGACTACGAAATTGGTCGCTTAAATGCAATTGATCAATTCCATGTTTCCCGAAAAATTGCACCTATTATTCCTACAATCATGCCAATTCTTACGGAGTTGGCAAAAGGTGAACTCCAAAAAACCATTGAGAAGTTGGAAAGTGCCGAGGATAACGATGTGAGTGGCTTAGCTGAGGCAAATCTTGAAAGTCTTGGCACGGCATTACAGCCACTTATGGATGCCTTCGCGAAGATGCCTGAGGATGATGTTGATTACGTCATCAAGAAGTGTTTAACCGTTGTTTCTCGCAATGGTGCAAAAGTAGTGGTCCGCGATGCAATCATGTTTGATGATTTAGGCATGGAGCATATCTTGCCGTTAACAATCGCTGTCATTCGTACGAACTTGGGAAATTTTATTCAAGGGCTGCTTACGAAGGAATTGAACACGAAACAGCCCACATAACATTTAAGCATTTACCAGGCCACGAAGATTGGGTTTTAAGACC